GTAAATTGGTTGGTCCCACTAAAGCCGCCACATTTGGACAGATACTGCGCATGGGTGAAGACATCGCCGGTGAAGACTTCTCAGAGTTCAAGGATATAGACAGACCAATGAGGGAGCATATCGGAGATTTTGAGAATCATCCGTATTCTAAAGACTCTATACCATTGAACATGGCAAATCCCGAGTATGGGGCGATGAGTGCGCTTACTCGTTTAGGAAGTCCAAAATTTAGAGAAAGAGGTGATTTAACCACATACGGTTTAGAAGTGCACCCCCATCCATTGCCTCCTAGAGGTAAATCAAGCCGAGGTGCTTTTCCCATTCAGGCCTCATCGAAAAGAATGAAAGCATATTACCAAGCAATGTCAAACGGCATTTACACATTTGACGAGGGACAATCCGGTCCTCTAGAGGATGCCAGTGCTGGTGGTGTAACAAAACCAATCCATGGTAAGATGACCGTACCGATAAGACCAGTATCCAGTCTAGAGGGCAACACAGTGGTCCCGGCTTTCAACTCAGGCAGAATGGACTACGGATATCCCATGTCACCGACCATCGGTCACGAGTTTATGGGTTCACAAAATACTCCTGTGGTTGGTGCCAACATGCCGAATGAGCAATTGCTAAACTCAGTCAGCGAGCCTTGGATACGGGCTCTGTTCCAAGACACTCCAGAGTATGTCGATGAACTGCTTTCCAGTCCCGGTTTATCACAACTCTCTGCTTTGCAGAACAACCAAATGAGAATAAACCAGAATACCGGTGAGGCACCGGTTGATGATTTCTATCAGGTTGGAAAAATGTTGAAAGCGGAACTTCCTAAGGAACTGCCACTCATTGACCCGCTTCACAGAATATTTGAGATTGAGGATATGGAGCAACTACGGGGCTTTACTGGCGAGTGGGTCATATCGAAGTATCACGATGGTAAGAGAGTGAAAGTGAAGAGAAAGGGAAAAAGAATAGACATCACTGACGAGGATGGCGAGAAAGTCGGCGTCGATGATGAGATAAGAGCATCACTCAGGAAGGTCTGTGAGAGGGATTATGTCATTGATTGCACCATAGTCGGTGATGATTTGCACATAAACGACATAATGCTGTACGAGGAGACGGATGTCACTGACCTTACTACTAGAGAGCGAGTTAAGTTACTGAGGGGACAGTTCGAAAGTCATGAGCCTGTTCATGTCCCTAGCCCCGAATCCATACGTGTTACTGATGAGGTTGGTTTCGAGGATGCTATCAAGGACCTCGGCGGTGATGGGCAAAAATTACTCTTGAGGGATGCTAAGTCTACGTATATGAAAGGAGAGGAGAGGCATCCAAAGTGGGTTTTGCTTGCAAAGGCGGTAGAGAACATACACATTCCCTTTGCTATGGAAATCGATAGAGGTCACTTTGTAATACATTTACCAGAGGATTTAGTCAAGTACGAGATAGTCGATAACGAGCCTGTAAATCCAATGGCGGCTATAGGTAGTATAACCAAGTCGGATTATTCTCTAAGACTCGCTAACAGTCTAGAACCTTATTGGCGACAAGGTTTCAATGAATTGTTGAAAGAGAAAAAAGAATTTGATTATCTTAGCACTAACGCAGATAGAGCAGATTGGGATGAGAACAATGCAAAAGACGGTATGACCGAAGAACGCGCTAAGAGAATAGAGCATCAGAGCGGTGGTCTACTCAAACCCAAGAAGGACAAGAACATTCTGTTGAAACCAAAAGACACCCTGAAGGCCTTGCTGATAATGGAGAAAGCATTGGAGGCTTTGGAAAAAGCAGGCAGTGGTCATTATCCTATGAGTGGCGGTAGGGCGTTGGGAATAGACGTTGGTTCTGATATAGCTAGTCCTAGAGGACCAACTAGTCTAACTTCTGAGCACGCCATACCCGACTGGGACATGAAGGAAAGACCTGAAGAAGACCCAGAAAAGCCATCCGACTATCCTAAGAAGCCTAAAGAAAAGAAGGAAAAGGAAGAGCAGTACAACGATTTAGATGCATGAAACCTTGCAGTTAGTACTGCGAGCGGTATAAGTAGTATGACAAACCAACGCAAGGTCAGTGGTCCTAAGTGAGCAACTACTCAGAAGAGATGAGTCGATTTCCCTCCTCAAGGGTGGAAGAGACCTCATTGTCGCTGGTTACGCCAGTGTCGAGTTGGTTGACAAGCAGGGCGATATAATCACAAGGGGGGCATTGAAGGACGCATTTCAGAAGTTCATGGAAGACCCGAAGTACAGAAACGTCCAACTAGCGCACTCAAATATACAAGTCGGAGAAGTTGTTCCAAATTACACAGATAGTGAAGGGAGGTTATGGAAAAGCGAAGTCGACGATGTCGGGATGTTTGTTGTAGTACAACTCAGAAGTGACATCGAGAAGGCCAAGGAAGTCTCAGCGGAAATACGCAAGGGAAGTCTAAGGGGATTCAGCATCGGAGGCCA